TGTCGTTACATTTTCAAAGTGGCGTCCCCAAGGGGATTTGAACCCCTGTTGACGGCGTGAAAGCCGTCCGTCTAGCGCTTGCCGCCCTTTGTTTTCAGTAGGTTGACGTTCTTCTAAGGGCGTCATTATGGGCTTGTCGGCCAGTATTTATGTAACCAGAAAATGTACACAGAATCGTGTACATTTTCCTGCCCTGCATTCTTGTGGAGCTCCAGCGGCCGTCTGTCGCGGAGGCTCCTATCTATTTAGTATAATCCTCCACTCCCTCTCGCAGCGCGGCCGCTGGAGCCTCCTTTCTGGCGGCAGCGCCGCCATGGGGGGCCGCGTCCCCTCCCCGCACCCCACCGGATTTCAGAAAAAACAGCTCAAAAAGTCCTACCCGACATTCTCCGTTGAAGGTACTTCCAGACCCCTCCCCATGAGGGGCGGAACTGCGTCCTCGGGGTGTCGGGGATTTTTTGGGCTTTTTTCATGGGATTTTGGGACGTTGCCTATCTGCGCTGGGGCGGCGGTGGCGGAAAAAGAGGTGGTCGCATGAGCGATATTTCCGAAATGGCCAAGCGCGTCCAGGCTCAAGTGGACGAAGAACAGCGCCAGCTTGGCGCGGCGGAAAAAGTGGAGGCCGTGACTCCGGACTTCGTGGCCAAGTGCTCCAAGTTCGGTGAGAAGGGTAACGGCCTTCTTCACTCGGCAATCTTCAAGGGCCGCCTGGTCTATGTGCCAGAATCGAAGCAGTGGTTCCGGTGGGCAGGTCAGTTCTGGGAGACCACTCACATCCACAAGGTCGAAGCCTCGGTGGAAGAGGTCGCTCAGAAATACCGTGAGGTGGCCAGCCATTACTCGAAGCTCGCCCGTGATGCCAAGGATGCTGGCGACAAGGAAGAGGCGAAGCGCCTCACGTCATCCTCCGAGCAGATGTTCGGCCGTGCCAATGCCTTGAACTCTTCCCGTGGCGTGAACTCCTGCGTGAAGTTCACCTTGGCCAATGAGGATCCTCTCATCTGCCGACCGGATATCTGGGACAATGACCCTTGGCTTCTGGGCGTGACCAACGGAGTGGTGGATCTGCGTACAGGTGAGTTCCGTGACGGCCGCCCTGATGACTTCATGCGGAAGGCCTGCCCGGTGGAGTGGCAGGGACTGAACGCCGAAGCTCCCGTGTGGGAGAAGAGCCTCGGTGAGATCATCGGTGCTTTCGAGGGTGTGGGCGACTACCTGCACCGTGTGCTCGGCTACGCCATCACCGGCCAGAGTACGGAGCCGCTCTTCCTCATGCTCTACGGTGAGCGCGGTCGAAACGGCAAGACCGTCATCATGGAGACGCTCAAGAAAGTGCTTGGCCCGTACATGGGGCCGATTCCTGCGGAAATGCTGCTCGACCGCAACGTGCCGAAAGACCCTGACTCCGCTTCGCCGACTATCATGAACCTGAAAGGTCTGCGTATCGTGTGGGCCTCGGAAACGAACGAAAACCGGCGCTTCTCCACTTCGCAGGTGAAGCTGCTTTCCGGCTCCGACTCTCTGACCGGCCGTTACCTGTGGGATAAGGAAAACACCGAATTCCGCCCGAGCCATACTCTCTTCCTGCTGACCAACTTCCTGCCTCGCGCTCCAGCCCATGACACGGCCTTCTGGGAGCGCCTCAAACTGCTGACCTTTCCCTTTCGTTTCGTGGATGAGCCGAAGGGCGAGCTGGATCGGCAGCGCAACCCTCGGCTCGAGCAGGAACTGGAGAAGGAACTGCCGGGAATCCTGGCATGGCTGGTGCGCGGATGCCTGAAGTACCAGCGCGAAGGGCTGAAGGCTCCGGCCTACATCACTCAGGCTTCGGCGGAATACAAGGTGGAGGAAGATACCATGCAGCTCTTTGTGGAGCAGTGCCTTGAGGCCATTCCAGCCGATGAGCTCTCCCTCCTCACGGATCCGGAAAAGCGGATATCCGCCACCGACCTCTATGAGGTCTACCAGGGCTGGTACAAGAAATACGTTTCGCCAAAGGCGGTGCCCTCGATGCACCTCTTTGGCCGCCAGCTCTCCTCGAAGATAACCAAGCGCAAAGTTGGTGGGCTCACCTGGTACTACGGCTACCGGCTCACCGATGACGGCGAACGTTTCGGAGGCAAGCAAGTATGACATTAGGCCTTTGCCATGACCTTTGGGGGAGGGGGTGTCCTGCCGGATTGTTCTTTACTTTCGCGGGGATAACTGCGTCAGGACAAAAGGACTTCTCTATGGAACCTGCCAACGCATTAACGATAAGCGGATTTTTTTAACGTATGCGTTATTATTGTCCTAATGTCCTGTTTATTATTTTATACAATAAAAACAAATAGATAAAAGCAGGATATTAGGCAGGACGTTTGCAAGACCAAGGATGTTTTCATCATGCCTGCAAATCTCGTGGATCTGTTCACCGAATACGGCTTCAAGGTGGAGAAAAAAACGGCCGCCGAGTGGGCCGCGCCTTGCCCTGCCTGCGGCGGGAAGGATCGCTGTTCCGTGTGGCCGGATGAAGCTGACGGTCGCGGCTATTACTGGTGCCGCCAGTGCGATGCCAAGGGCGATGGCATACAGTTCCTGCGCGACTTCGCCGGGATGTCATACCAGGACGCGTGTCAGCGCATCGGCGTGACTCCGGCCACGAATCTCCGGCCTCCTACGCTGCCACAGCGGCGGCAGGCTGACCGCTTCGAGGCTGGAGACGGCAGCGCGACTGCCTCCGGCATCGATGCCGGAGTGTGGGCGAAGCGTGCCGGCGATTTTGTGGCCTGGGCCGCCGACCAGCTCCAGAAAAGTCCGGAGCAGCTTGCATGGCTGGAAGAACGCGGCATCTCTGCCGAGGCGGCTGCCGAATATCGTCTGGGATACAATCCCGGAGAAAAAGGGAAGAACTGCATCATCCGGCCTCGCAGCGTGTGGGGATTGCCGCCCGTCATGAAGGACGGCAAGGCAAAGAAGTTCTGGCTGCCTCGCGGCATCGTCATCCCTCAAATCGAATCCGGCGTGGTGAAGCGGATTCGGATCCGCCGCCTCGATGCCGACCGAGCGGAGTTCCGGCCGGAGCACAAGTACCATGTGGTCGAAGGTTCGGGCATGGAGATGCTCTGGCTCCAGTGCCGGACGGACAGCAAGGTCACGGTGGTCGTGGAATCGGAGCTCGATGCCTATATGCTCCATGCCCAGGCTGGCGACATGGTGAGCTGTGCCTCATCGATGACCAGCAACGTGAGGAAGATGAGCCAGGACTTGCTCGAAAGATTCGGCGAACAGCTCTGCATCCTGGTGGCTCTCGATTCCGATAAGGCCGGAGCCAACGGCTGGCCGCGATGGCATGAATCCTTCGCCCGTGCGAAGCGCTGGCCGGTTCCCGCAGGGAAAGACCCGGGAGAAGCCTTTTCCCTTGGCGAGAACCTGCGTGTGTGGCTTCTGGCGGGCATTCCTGAAGGCCTCCGGCTTTCCATGCGGGCAGGAGCACCCGCGCTTGAAATGTCCTCGCAGGTGGAGGGGCACGGTGGAGAAGCGGCTCCGGCAGAACCGGAAGAAATGCCTGTTCCGGAACAGGAAGCGGACGTGCTCGCTCCGGAAATCCCGCAGGCCGTACTCGAGTTCGCGGAGATGTGGCGGCGCATCCCTATCACCTATCGCCGCATCCTCGATGGCGATGGACTTCCAGCAGGCTGGGCATGGGAGTGCAAGGCAGAATGGTCGGTGGCTCACATGGAAGAAAAGCACGCCTTTTTGAAATTCGAGGCGGAGCATCCGGAAGTGGCGCAATGGATAGCGGCCAATCCGCTGACCAGAATAACGGCCGCGAACTTCCTGACCTGGATGGATGAGCCCGTGCAGGATATGTGCGCCACCTGCGCCCATGGGCATCTGTCCCGCTTCCGACCTCCGGTGAAAGTGAAGCGCTGCAAGGGCTGCGTTTATAACCTTGAGTCCTGGAATGAACTGAGTATCGAGCGCGGCGATTTTTACCGCGAGAAAGGAGTGTTCTATGAAAATTGAAACATGGCCGGTCGACAAGCTGAAGGCGTACCATCGCCAGCTCAAAGACAACGAAGATGCTCTGCCGAAGATGGTGGAGGTTCTCA